GACCATGGCAGGAATCAAGACCCGCAAGGGACAGCAGACGCATCACCAGAAATATTACGCCCGAGGACAGGAGTGGAGGCCCTGTAAGGTGATCCAGAAGAAGAGATCAGGCAATGGCACCAGGACATTCATGGCCGCACAATCAGTGCAGACCGGAGAGATATACAAGAACGCACACGGACTCACGGCACCCTGGCACAGCATACATTTCACACCCACCAATGATTAGGAAATTATACAGATTACCAGAGGAGACCGCCAGGCACAGGCAGATGAAGCAGTTGTGCCTTGACTACTTCACCCACTATGACAAATTGATGAAGCACCCCAGCAAGACCAACGCCGCCAGGGCCAGGAAGGCCTGTGTGCTGTTGAAACGAGTGGCACACGCCAGGGGCGTTGAACTGTTGGACCTATACGCTCCATCAAGGAACGAGGGCAGACCCGAGAAGTTCCCAACCAAGCACAGGAAAAAGGAGGACCAAGATGCCAGGACCTAATAGAAGCGGTAGAAGGAAACCGATGTCATCCGGTAGAAGGAAGCCTAGGAAACCAAGTGGTAGACGTAGGTAAGGACATTGAGAAATGGATCAGACAGGTTGTTGCTAAAACTCATAAGGCGAGTGGAGCGGCAATCTGTCCGTTTGCGAAAAGAACACTCGAGGATCGCAAGATACAGATCACGCCTGCGAAGACAGATGTGCTGGATCAGATTGATCAGTGTTGCGGTCTTTTTGTTAGCCTTGGTCTGGACATTGTCATCCTATATTTCACTGACGAGATAACCGAACGAAAACTCGCCAACCTGTGTAGGCGGGCACACAAGAACAATCCCGACTACGCCATAATGTATGACCATCCAGACAATGATGGACTACATAAGGGTGTGTCATTCAGTTATGGCCGACGGCCATTGGTGATGATACAGGATATGGCGAAACTGAAACAAGCACAAAAAAAGTTGAAACAATCTGGATACTACGAGAAGTGGTCTATAGATTCGTTTGACCAGTTTTACTAATAAATATCAACACATTGTGGTATATCCTGCCACGCACAACAAAAGGAGGACTACGATGAGTCAAGAACAAACATCGCAAGACGTTCAGACTGCCACTGGGGCGGCTGACACAGTCTCTAACACGATCCAGGCTACAGCGGACAATCAACCCGCGAAAGTCTATACGCAGGCGGAACTCGATGCCGTGGCGGCTGAAGTTAGAAGAAAAGCCGAAGCCAAACTGGCCAAGAGATTCGAGGGCATAGACGTTGAGAAATACCAGACTCTAATGCAGAAGGAGGAAGAACAGAAGATCTCCCAAGCAAAGGAGAAGTCAGAGTTTGAGAAACTGTTGAAGGAGAACGCAGAGAAGTTCAATTCAAAGATTTCAACACTGACATCTGAACTGACCAAGATCAAGGTGGATGGTGCATTGATAAATGCCGCATCGACCAAGAAAGCGGTGAACCCAGAACAGGTCGCGAGGCTCGTGAGGGACAACATCCGCATGTCAGAGACAGGTGAGGTTGAGGTCATTGATCCCAAGACGGGTCAGACTAGATACACTGACAATGGTGATCCCTTGACGGTAGATGGGTTGGTAGGAGAATTCTTACAATCAAACCCACACTTCGTCTCAGCGGGACAACCAGGCGGTGGATCCAAGTCCAACACTGGCACACAAGGTGTTTCCCAAGTTGATGTTAATAAACTGGACATGACAAATCCAGAACACAGGAAGGTCTACGCCGAGTATCGCAAGAAACAAGGCTTCTAGGTCTTCTAAATTAACAACTAAAAGGAGATTAGCAAAATGGCTAATGAATCAACTACAAGTAGTTTGAATGATCTGATAGCACCCATCGTGCAAGAAGCGATGTTCGTGGCATCAGAGACTTCAATCATGCCTGGTCTTGTGAAACAATTCACAGTTCCAGCAAACGCAGGTAAGGTATTACAAGTGCCTCTATACCCTGTGCAAACAATCGCCTCAGACACAGCAGAAGCGATTGACCTATCAAACACTGAGATCTCAACTGGTGTTGCCAACATCACATTGACTGAAGCAGGTATCATGACTACACTGACTGACATGGCTAGAAACCATTCAGTATCAAACGTTGTTGCTGACCTAGGTAAGTTATTTGGTGAAGCGATCGCGAAAAGACACGACAGAGCTTTAACTGCCTTGTTCTCATCTTTCACATCACAAATCGGTGCGGCTCAAGACGAGCTAGAAGTAAAAGACCTGTTCGAAGCATACGCAACATTGAAAGCGAATGCGGTTCCAGGACCATACTTCGGCGTGTTCAATCCAAAAGCCATCTACAACATCAAGAAAACATTGACTAACACTTTCGTTAATCCAAATGCTTCTACTGTTGTTAACCAAGCGATGAGCGAAGGTTATGTTGGCAGAATAGCCGGCATTGACATCTTTGAAAGCTCAAACGTTGTTGAAGATTCAGCGACAGGCGTGACCAACGGTATCTTCTCAAGAGATGCTTTAGGTCTTGCAGTTGCTCAAAACATCAACATCGAGACTCAAAGAGATGCTTCACTAAGAGCTGAAGAAGTTGTTGCTTCTACAAGATACGGTGTATCTGTATTACACAACTCTTACGGTATCAAAGTGTTAGGAGACAACCAAATCAACTAATTGATTTGATTCCTCCAGACTCAAGAAAGGCCCAGTTGGTTTCCCCTTGCTGGGCCTTTTTTTACGACTATGATAATATGGTTCAATGGTCCATCACAGCGATCACTGGCACACACACTGCCAAGGCAGGCCGTGGAGATAGGCTGTAATCACATAGAAACGATCAGGCCCGTGGACGCCGTTTGTGCGTTCGACATCGAAGTGGTCAAACAACTCAAGATCACCAACAACACCAGATACTACACCAGGGCCGACGCCAGGATAGACGGATGGCGATTGGTCGATAATCACATAGTCAGTGGTGCCAACTCCGGCATACTGGCCTGCTGGGTGGCCGTCAATGAATTCAACTATCAAGGTGACATCTACATAATAGGTTGCGACTGGGGACTCACAGACCACAGCAGTTTCGATCACATATACGGTAAGGGGGCCACCAGGAAATACACCAACCATGGCAAGAAGAAGATGCAGAGCATATTCAAGCACCATTCCGTGTGGGTGGTCAATGATCAGACACCTGACGTGCCATTGTCCGTCATCTCGGAAAAACAATTCATTGAAAAGATCCAATAAATAACTCTATCACAAGGAAGGACCTTGTAGAACGAAAAGAAGGACTTTTGACCATGGCACAATTCGCTACCGACACAGACCTATTGGAATACGTTCCCGACATCAAGAAATATGGGATACAGGAATTCCTAACAGAACACGAAAAGACATACGATGACATCATCAGACTACTCAACGTAAGATGGTGGCCCACCACAGGATTCGCCAGATATGACGTATCCGTGCTAGGAGGTAGCCCAAAACTATCACCCAGCAGGCTGAACTCTGACCAGTTCACCAGGGCCGCGGTTTATCACGTGTTGGCCTACTACATCTATCCAAAACTTTCAACATTTGAACCTGACGGAGACTCATTCAGGGAACAGATGACTTTCTACAAGAACAAATTCGATGAAGAGTTTGACCTTATATTGAAGGACGGGGTCCACTATGACCTGGATAGCTCGGGCTCATACACAGACAGTGAGAAACAATCATTTTACAAGGGTAGGTTGATCAGATAATGTCAGCGAGAGAGAACATAGCAATCAACATAGTCGAACAGTTGGAGAACATGACCAACCCAGCGCCAGGCAAGGTGTCTAGGGTTTTCTTTGATGTGCAGAAACTGGCGATCACCCAGTTCCCAGCCATACTGTTGGTCACATCCAACGAGACAAGGGAAGACATATCAACCGACCTACGTCAGGGCAGGATAACCTACGAGCTGAGATGCTACGTGAGGGGCACTGAAGTTGACACCCTAAGGAACGAGCTGGTCGAGAGGATTGAAGAGACTTTGGAACTGTCAAGGGACAGGGACATCGTGTTGGCCACGGCCAACATACACAACGTGACCACACGTGTGGTCAACGTGGAGGTCATCGAGCGAGAACTGCCACTGGGAGAAGTGATAGTGTTCGTTGACGTGATCTACAGATACAGGAAAGGAGTTCTATAATGGCTACATTAATGTATAAAGGCAAGAATTCAATGATGGTGCGGGGCAAAGACGTCCAGGCACGATTGGATGCGGGTTGGACTTTTGAACCCGCCAAAACCAAAATCACCTTGAGACCCAAGAGGACCAAAAGGACCAATTGGCAACCAGAGGTGGAACAAAAACAAGATCTCACAGGTCCTGAAGATCTTACAACAATAGAGGAGCAATAAAATGGCTACAAATACAGGAGCATACACTGGAGAGTCAGGCGTTGTTAAATTCTCAGACGACGGCTCAGCGGTAGTGGCAGTGGCGAGTGTTAGGTCTTTCACCATAGACCAAGAGACACAGGCTATTGAATCTACTGTTATGGGATCGTCAGGAAGACAATACCTAGCAGGCCTAACTCAGTTCAGTGGAACGATGGACATATTCTTTAGGGATGATGATGATGGGGCGAACTCATTATTCACGTCAATAGGGAACAACCCAGCGGCGATTGAACTATACCCATCAGGTGAGACCACAGGTGTCAAACTTGAAGGAAACGTGATCGTCACAGGTCATTCAATCACATCAAACTTTGATGGAATGGTTGAAGCGAGTGTGACTTTCCAAGGAAGTGGAGTATTGACGAAGACAAACTTATAATGTTGAACGTCAAAATCCAATTTAACGGCAATAAGGTAGCGACTGATCTTAATAGGGAATTGGATCAAATCGTTCGCCTGATATCCCAGGATTACCTTGACACGGTCAAGGTGAAGACACCAGTTCGTTCTGGTCGTG